TAACATTACCGACTTCATGTGGGCTATGCTTGAGTATGGCGTAAAAGAAATGAAGGAAGATGGAGAGTCACAAGTCTCTGTCCAATCCATGCTGAAGCTGGTAACAGAACTAAATGCCAACGACAGACTACAAGCTAGACTACCAGAAGATGAGTCTGGTGATTTGGATGACTGGCTGGAGAGCTAATACATGAGTAGGCATAAGCTACCAAAACAAGTTAAAGAAATTTGTAGGGATGGACTGCTGTTCATTTCCCGTCTCAAGATTGTTAACAAGGATGGTAAGCTGGTACGACTAATCCCTACCGAAGAACAGATTGAAATGTTCCATCGTCTCGAAGCAGGTGATGACTCGGTATTTGGGAAACCTCGTCAGATTGGTTCATCTACATTCGTAAGTGCATACCTCTTCTGGAAGTGGCTAACTGCTGGCTCACCAATCAACATTGCTATTCTAAGTAAGGACTGGGACTCTACTATTCACATCTTTGGTATGTGGAAGATTTTCTATGAGAACCTCCCAAAGGTTCTCAAGTTCAAGCTTGAGAAGAAGAATGAAACGATTATGAAACTGGCAGACAGTGGAGCTACGGTTAGAGCTATTAGTTCCAAGAAGCCAGGCGCGCTACGTTCTTATACCCAAACCTTCGTACACCTGTCAGAGCTTGCTTTCACAGACAATGCAGAGGAAGTACTGTCTACTGCTTACGCTGCTCTAAACAATAACCAGCTAATCATCGAGTCTACTGCTCACTATTACAATGACGTAGTACACCAACAGATTATGAAGGCAGAGAGAGGGGAAGCTCAGCTCAACTATACGTTCTTCTCATGGACTCAGCATGTGAAGTACAGAGTGGAAGTACCTGACGGCTTTACAATTACAGAGGAAGAGAAGGAATTAAAAAGAAATCTTTCTCTTGACAATGAACAGATTGCTTGGCGTAGGCTACAGATTGAGAAGCATGGAGTTACCAAGTTCAAGCGCGAGTACCCCACTTCTCTGGAAGAAGCATATGCACAGACAGGTAGTGCTTACTTTACTCCAGACGATTTGACTTACGTAGAGGTTATGAAGGTTGAAGCACTTGCTAAAATCTTTCTACATAAAGCATCAGTTGGTGAAGTCTATGCCCTTGGTTGTGACGTAGCTTCTGGTAGAGGGGGAGACTACTCTACGATTACAGTACTGAACAAACGTACTCATCAGCCTGTAGCTTTGTTCCGCTCTAACACCATCTCTCCCGAAATGTTTGCCAGAGTTATTCAAGAGTATTCAGCTATGTATAACAATGCGAAGGTACTAATTGAATCCAACAACTGGGGACTGCCTGTACTGAATGAGCTAAAGCATCTTGGCTTTACCAACCTGTGGAAGGACGACAAGGGGAAGGACTGGACTACCTCTGCTTCTACTAAGCTGACTATGTTCGAGGAACTGAGAGCCGCTCTTAGAAGCGGCGTCATCTTCCAACTCGACAACCTAACCATGAGTGAGCTTCGCTCTTATACTCTTGATGACAAGGGACTTGCGCCGCATGTACCCTCTAACCTTCCTCACCACGGAGACTTGGTGATTTCCCTTGCACTTGCTTACCAATGTCTAAAGACTGTACGTCTCAACTCTACTGAACTTCCCATATGGGTAAAGCATCAGAGAGCTATGAAGATTAAAAAGAATGCACCTGGCGTTGGGCGTAGGTACTAAGTGTAGACGCTTTATAACTTATTAGGAGAATTTAATAATGCCTATGACTGTAAATGACAAGACTGCTCTCATCAGAGCTGCACTACTGGAACACACTAAGTTCTGGGAAGATTTGAAGATGGACATGGTTCGTCTTGACAATATGTATTCTTCTCGTTTCTGGGAGACAGAACCCTGGGACGACTCTATGATTCGTATTGAAACTCCTGATGGCTATGCCTTTGTTGAGGGCTATGTAGCTTCTCTCTTCTCCAAAGCTCCTGCTGTTTCTGTAGAAGCAGATGCTACTGGTAATGGTGATGCTGATGTAGTCAAGGAACTGGTAGACAGATTCCTGTATGACACTCACAAGGAAATGGAGAGTTCTACTCGCCAGTCTCTCATCTATACCCATTCCTTTGCCAAGCTTGCACCTCGTGAGTCTAACAATATTCTAGACTCTATTGGCCTGCGAGCAGTACCTCCTTGGGAAGTAATCCTTGACAGAGGAGCTACCAAGTTCGAAGAGCAACGCTTTACAGCACATGTCTATTACATGCCTCTACCAGATGCTAAAGCACGCTGGGGTAACAGAGACTTTGTTGGAATCCCCAAGGAAGAGTTCCTAAAGGGCAAGCCTAATGACAACAATGCCAACATTCCAAGTGAATACCTATACATCCGAGTCGTAGAATTTTATAATCTAATTACAGATGAACTATACTTCTGGACACAAGAGTGGAGTAATGGGAGCAAACTACTAGAGTCACTACCGATTCCTGTGCGTACCCATGATGACAAACCTCTACCTGCTATTGCACCTCTGTACTTCGTCCGCAAACCAAGCGTCCCACTTGAGGGACTCTCTTCGCTGGAACGACAGTATGATGGTGTAAAGGAGAAGAACATTCTCCGAAGCTTCTGGGCAAATGCAGTACGTCGCGACACCAGACAATACCTATACAAAGAAGGTGCCTTTGACGACGAACAACTTGCCAAGATTACTTCAGGCGTAGACGGTGCGCTAATTGGACTAGACGAGGACAACCTAAACGGACTAATCGTAGAAGTTCCCACTACTCCCATCTCTTCTAACCATGACAGGTACCTACAGGCTATTGAGTCTGACTTGAATAAGGGTAGTGTACTAGCTCCGTTCACACGGGGCGAGGCAACTAAGGGTGCCACTGCTACAGAGATTCGTGCTCTCTATGCCTACAGTTCTTCAGAGGTTGGACGACTTGCTCGTGAACGCGATGCAATGATTGAAAAGATTTCTGAAATTTATGTTCGTATGATTGCGCTGCTGATTGATGATGACGATGTAACCGAGACTCTGATTGTCAATGGAAAGCCAGAGCTTCTCTCTACTGAGAAGCTCGATGGTAAGTTCAAGTTCCAAGCACTGGACATGGCTTCTACTCCACTTGCTGAAGAGATTAAACAACAGCAGTTCATCGGACTAATCCCTGTTCTCTCCCAGCTTGGTATTAGTAACAACCAGATTCGTGAGCAGATGGTACATCTCTTCTCCGACATCCTTCCTGCTGACTGGGCTGAAGCTGAGCCTGCTCCTGAGCCAGCTGCTGCCCCACAGGCAGCTCCTACTGCTCCAGGTGTACCACAGGGTACCCCAGCTCCTGAAGGCGCTCCTGTTGGCCCTGATGGCCTTCCCTCTGTTCCTGCTGGTGAATTCTAATGGTGTACGAATGGAAGTGTGAAGACTGTGAGCATGTGACGGAAGTCATCTGCAAGATTAGTGAGCGGGATGAACCTGTTGACTGTGAGGAATGTAGTAGCGAGAACACAAAGAAAGTAATCTCTGCCTGTGCATTTGTACTCAAGGGTGCAGGATGGGCGAAGGACGGTTACAAAGGGAGCAACAGGTAATGCCACTTCATACCTTTACATGTACTGACTGCAACCACGTTACTGAAGAAATCTTTTCTATTTCTGAACTTATTCCAACTACTTATGATTGCGAAGTGTGCGGCCACACCGCCGCATACAACTTCCCTGTACATGCTAAGACTTCTGGCAGATGGGGAGACGGACACTCAGCTTATGATGCAGGACTCGGTATGGTTATTGAGAACAGTATGCATCGTGAGAAAGTACTCAAGGAGAAGGGGCTAGTTCCAATCGAAGACTTGGGTTCACATTGGGAAGATGACAGAGCGGAGACTATTAAACGACAACATGAGAAGGATGTTAAGTTCGACTCTACTTACCAAGAAAACCTAAACAAGCATGGTGGAGACGCGATTGAAGCCATGGCAGAAACTCTTCCAGCATCTGACATTGTTGCTGGGAAATTTGACGATTAAGGAGATTAATCATGGCTAACCCAGAACTAGAAGCTGTTGAGATGACTGACGAAGAGCTTGCTCTTGATGAAACTGTACAGGATGCAGAAGTACAGGACGAACAAGTGTTTGATGAGATGAGCCCAGCTGGCGACTTCTCCAAGCGTAACATGTCCATGCTTACCAAGGCTCTCAACTCCGTGCTACCTCTCTTTGGACAGGAAGCATTCCCCGTAATCAACGAAGACATTCAGCGCTTCCCTGCTGACTTGACTCGTGTACTTGCTATGGTAGCTACTGCTGTTTCCGATGCTATTGCTGCACAGGAAATTGATGAGGACGTAATGTTCTCGATGGAAGACATTGTGGATGATGAGTCCATTAAGATGCTTGCTGGTAAGCTAACTAAGCTTGGTAGAGACAAGGCTTTCAAGAAGTTCCTTAGCTCTACTGCTGAAGGTAAAGTAGTTGAGGCAGCTCCAGAAGCTGCCGTTGAATCTGCTGAGCCAACTGACGAAGACATGGACGCTCTATTTTCAGAGCGCTTCTAACCCATATAATTGGAGAAAATAAATTATGACTATTGAAACTCCTGTGACTGCTAATACCAGCACCACCGCAGATGTTTCCGAAAGCACAGGTTCTACTGTCTCGGATGCAACTGTTGGTTCTACAGGTTCCGAAGACACTTCCGAATCTACTAATACCGAAGTGGCTGAAGACAGCTATACTATTGATGACTTGCTTGGTGAAGACTTCTCTGACTTTGAGGAGTTCGCTGCTGAAACTAACCATACTGGCCTAAAGCCTCTGCAAGAGGTTATGAAGCATATGATTCCTGAAGGACGTAAGCACCTTGCCAACCTACGAGCTATGACTACTCGTAAGAACCAGGAAGTTGCAGAGCTACGTAAGCAGCTTGCAGCTGAGAGAGAGCAGGTACGTCTGGAACGTGAGTCTCTATATAATGGTGAGTTTGCTAAGAGTGTTAGTGAGCTGGCTGCTGAACCAGAAACTCCACATGATGTCTTCGATGCAGATGGGCAGAAGGCTCTGATTAAGCAGGAAGCTGCTAAGATGTTCCAAGACATGCTCAAGCCACTACAGGAAGAGCAGAGACTTAGTGAGCGTCAGTCACAGATTGATTCTTTTAAGGCCGAGCATCCTGACTTGACTGAGAACCCTACTGTTAAAATTGAAACTTTTAAACTTCTGAAGAACCGTCCAGAGCTAAAGCTTGAAGACGCATACTTCATCGTAAAGGCCAAGCATGACTCCGAAGCTATTGCTGCTGCCGAAGTAGCTCGTAAGGAAGAGCGTAGTACTCGTAGGGACGCCCTCAAGCGCACCTCTACTGGAACCAACTCTCCTGCCTCTGGACAACCTAAGTTCAAGAACGCTTACGACGCTTACCTCTGGCACAAAGCACGTAGTGGAAAATAATTGTTGACGCCTTCAACCCTTGTGAGATGTCTGTGTAATGGACTCCATATGGAACACCCAAAGCGAAGACAGAACAACCTTGAAGATTCCGACTCCTAAACGGAACAACGGTGACAAGGGTTAGTAACTAAACCCAATAAGGTTTTTTATAAACCTCAAACTAACTAATATAGGAGTCATTTATTATGGCTATTTCTAACGAACTTCTTTCGAGTACTCTTTACAGTATTCTTGACGAAGAGCGCGATGCGCTATACCAGGGCACTCCCTTTATGGATTGGGCTTCCAAGCTCGGTGGAATCCATTCTGAGAGTGGCGGAACCAAGATTGTTGTTCCTGTCGGCCTTGAAGAGCATAGCACTCTAACTTCACACGTAACTGGCTACGAGCCAATGACTATGGCATTCAACGATGTCATGCAGCCTGCTGAATATGAGTGGGCCGACTTCTCTGCTCCTATTGGTATTTCCAAGAAGGAAGAGTCTGAGAACGCTGGTGAAGCTGCACAGGTTAAGATTATTGAGGTGCGTCTGCGTAACGTCATGTCCATGGCCAAGCGTAACATCAACGCTCAAATTCTTGCTGGTGCTGGCCTTGGTACCCTCGGTACCCTGAACGGCCACACACTCACTACCGGTTTCATTGAGAACGGTGCTCCTGCTGCCGCTACTCAGACTAACACTGTTGGTGGAATCCAGAAGTCAGTCGTAGACGCTGTAGGTTGGTACAACCAGTACCAGACTGCTCTTGGTGCCTTCGGTACTGACGGCATCCGTCTGATGCAACAGCTCCTAAACACCTGTAATGCTCGCGCCCAGAAGGGCCAGATTAAGCTTACCATCATGTCCGAAGCTGGCTACGCCAACTACAGACGCGCTCTGTTTACCAACGAGCGTTACATTGATGAGAAGACTCTCGATGGTGGCCGTCTTGGCATCGCCTTCGGTGGTGGAATCGTAGAGCAGGACTTGGCAATGCCTATTAACGGTGGTGTCGGTGTCGATGAGTATACTGCTTACCTCCTGAACTTCGACAGCATCAAGCTTGCAGTCCATAAGGATTGTGACTTCTCCGTGACTCCGTTCATGGATGTTGCTGGTACAACTGTTCGTTCTGCTACTCTCTACTGGAAGGGGCAGCTCATGGCTGAGCACCTTGGTAGCGTTGGCGTCCTCGTAGACGGTGACACCTGGTAACAGATGTTGCTTGCTCACCCTCTTAGTGAGGGTGGGCTTCAAACCTTTTTAATCTATATGGAGATTTAAATTATGTCTAAAATTCAATACCTAGAAGCTGGAATCGAAGGCGCTAACTCCGACAGAACTGAAACTCAGGTTTTCAAGGCTGCCGCTGCTGTTACTGCTGGTGATTGGCTACAGTTTGACTTGAGTCAGACTGGTGCTGACAAGATGCTTTACGTCCTTCAGGCCGTGGCAACTGCTAATGGTAACACTACTATTGCTGGTGTTGCTCTGAATAGTGCTGCTGCTGGCGAGCGCGTTGAAGTCGTGGTTCGCGGTTATGTCGCTTCTGCTGCTGTAACAACCGGTGTCGGCCCCGGCCGCGCTCTCGTAGTCGACACGACTGCTGGACGTGGTGATGTAGCTCATGCTACTGACTTGGTTTCCCCTTGTGGTGTAGCCCTGACTCTTGCTGCTGCCAATGTTGCTGAAGTGTACGTAAACCGTAACTTCTAATTCCAATCCGATTCGACTAACAAAAAACAATTTGGAGCCTGCTCATCTTTCCGGGTGGGCAGGCTTCTCCTACATGGAGTATAGATTATGAATCTACAGCTTTACCGAGCAGGACTGAAAAGTTATTCAGATTATGCTCCAACCAACCAGACTTATGACAATGAGCTGGATGCATACGTTAACCTTGCGTACTGGTACATCTGGACACAGAAGCGTTGGAACTTCTCACAGAGACAAATCTTCTTCCAGTTCTACCCCGACATTACCTCTGAACGTGAAGGTGGTACGGCTCTCTCCGTTCTACAGTACACACGACTTGTTGCTTTCTCTGCACCAGTTAACCAGCTAGATGAATTCTGGAACTGGGAAGGACAGCCTATTGAGATTAGTGGACAAGAATATAAAATTCTAAAGATTGTTGACAGCTCTACGATTCAACTTGCTGAGCCTTATAGAGGCGCAGCTACCAACACAAGTACTGACTGGATTATTAAGCACAGGTACTACTACCTTCCAGAAGATTGCATGGAACTGCTGTACATCGGACACAGGGATGCTCCTGTTCCTGGTAGTGGGCAGGGAGTCAAAGGTAAGGCCATTCCTGTCAGCCCTCGTAACGAAGAGTCAATCAATCTAAGAGAAGACAGAACTTCTGATTATGCGAGCGCTTACATTCCTACAAGCCCAATTAATATTCCCCCCGGTGAGAAGATTGGCTTGTCAGTAGAGCAAGTAGAACTACTCTTTGGAACCATTCCAAGTGACTACCATATGGAACTCTGCTGGGCATTCGAAGGAGAAGGCGGGCGTGTAGGCCCGCTGTCAAAGCCTAAGATTATTAGCACTGGTACTGCTGAACAGGGATTCGGATGGCAACTAACCGTCAGCTTCCTCTCTCACGATGAGCAAGCAGTCGTGTCCCCAGCTTACAGTAACCTTGTAGACACTCATCCAAACCCATACGAAGGACTACGTAAGC